AGCATCAAATCATCAGGATGCCCGTATATGCTATTTATAACTCTTTGTATAGTTGTTTTTCCAGTACCCGATTCGTTTTCTGTAATTGAATAAACCAAACCTTTTTGTCCTGTAAACTTCATAAAGGGCGTGCCTAATCCAGCAAAGAATAAAAAGGCTCTTGCCTCCTGCCCTGTTTTACCGTAGTTATTTACCACTCGTTTCCACTCAGGTAGTGTACCTTTAGGTTTCATCCAAGGCGCAAACATCATAGTCTTACTAGACGGTGGAGAGTAATAAATCCCTTCAGCAGATATTTCCCTATCCCCTACAATAAATTTAGTATCGTCATCGCACCATCCGAATTGGATGCGCATTAGTTCAGCTTTATCTCTGTCTTGTAGTTCTTTTGTGTATGCCGTTATGTAATCCATTATTGCTCCCATTTCTTTCAAACTGCCTATAACTCCTTTTTTACTTACTACTTCTTTAAATTTCTCTAGTGACATAAGGCTAGTGGCTGGACAAGCAAACTCACGCACCCCATCTTTAGGTAAGTGCAATCGTAACCACACCATGCTGCCCATATCTGAGTCTTCCATACGCTTTACAACATAGAAGTCATGCCTAAAAATAAGTTTGTCTTTTTCTACTTCTTCGCCTTCTTCGTTGGTATAGCCTCGTTTATACACGCCCCCATTCTTACCTCTAAAGTATCCGTAAGGAAGCTCAGGTATTTTATAAGTTACCTCTTTACCTGTTTCTGCATTAGGCAGTACTACAGTAGCCCCTTCCTTTGGTGCTTCGGCTACTCTCTTGTGTATTTGAATAGGCGATGTAATCGTGTTAAACAGCTTACACTTACCACAAATTCCGGGGTTTATACTGTCTATAGTTTTGCATGTATAGGGGCCTTTTGTATCGTTGGCTTTCTTTTCGGTATCTTGTGGTGTATATCCAGTATGCTTCTCAGACATCTTATGGATAGCCGTGCTTCTATCTTCACAACATTGCGCTACTGATAAGCCAGCACGCCATAATGGTTCTTCTATAGTTGCTTGGTTTTTATAAATAAAGTGAAGTTGCTCACACTTTCTAGACTTCATTATTTCTGCAAAATTAGAAACGTAGTTGCCTAATAAGTTACGAGTAGTTTCGTCCATAGGACGGTTAGGAGCATTTGTTAAATCTAATCCTAAGTTATCAAGACCTACAGTTAGTAATTCATTAAGCAATTTATATCTTACAGGCATCGCTTCTTTTAGCCACACAACTTTTTTAGGAGGGTCAGATTTAAAATTAAAGGTATCGGGAACTCTAAGAACCATACCCAAATCAGTAACTTTAGATGGGTCTACCTTAAGCCCTAAACGTATTACCTGTTGCTTTAATAGATTAGCCGTAGCTTTCCATTGGTCTTTCATAATGGATTCTTCTAACACCCAAGAAACATGTATACCATTTCCTGAACTAACTATATTGGGTCTAGGCAAATTAAGTTCGCTACAAAACCTTCTTAAATCTTCACTAGCCTCAGCCTGTGTTAAGTACCCTTTATTTGCCTCTACATATTTTTCTCCGCAGTCTATATCTAGAAAAAACGCTTTATTCCAACCCGCATTTATCGCTTGCCTATTTTCGTTAGTGATAAACTTTGAGACCCCAAAATAGACATCTCGTTCCATGTCTAGTATTTTTTGGATTATCTTTTCAGCACCTTCAATTGTATCTGCAAACTCTGTTAGCGGCTCGGTTTTCTTTTTATAACTCCCTATGCAATACCACCCTATACCTTCTTCGGGCAATACTGTAGAGAGAAAAGTCCCCCATGAGGTCATATACATCCTCTATAAACGCCGACAATAATCCCTACAAGCTAGTGGCACCTAGCTTATAAGCTGGCTTTTAAGCCTTCTTTAACCACTCAATAATTTTTACGGCTTCATCTCTATGCTTGATACTAATATCATTTATTCCTGTAAACCAATTATATACAGTGGTTCTAGAGACTTTAAAATTATTAGCTATATCCATTACTGGCATACCTTGCTTTATGCACCAGCTTCCTAATTGAACGCCTAGCATCCTTCTATTTGCCTTTTTGTTTATTTCGGCTAATTTTTGTGAGTATCCAATCATAGTTTTGTATGGGGGGCAAGCCCCCCGCCTTTCTTAAGCCCAGTCGTCTAATACCGCATTAATATCTTTAGGCTCTTCTTCTACTTTTTTAGAGGCTCTTTTTACTGGTTCAGCTTCAGGTTCTGCTTTAGGTACTGGCTTAGGCGCAGGTGCGGCAAGTTTTGCCCCATCTAGTTCTGCTGGATTAGACCCAATAGCTATCTTAGCTTCAGGAGATTTTCCTTTGGCTTGCGAATTAGCAAACTCATCTGCTTCCAAGTAACGTAAAGCTTTGAATGTTAGCTTAGGTGTTGCACTAGCAGTATCAAAGCGCATTTCAGTAACCACGCTAGTAACTGATACATTGTTAGCACCTAACAAACGTACATAGGCTTCTAAAGGCATCTTACCATTCTCGCCCTTACCAAAAATAGACTGCGCTGGTAGAGTTAGTTGGAATATATCGCCCTGTTGGTCATTCTCTAATACAACTGCTAAACGGCGACTATACCTACAAGCACGCCCCTTACCGTTTTGATTAGAGCCATCAATGTTTTGAGGGCAATTAGCGCAAGTCTTAGACTGCACATTTAATGACTTAGCATTAGGAACAATACCATCATCGGAAAAGCATGTAGGTGCTTTAACAACTTGGTCTTCCGAAAAGCTTGCATCGTAATATGTACGAGCATTATGAGGGGCGGCGGCTACAATTATTACAGGCATAGCACGCTCTTCATTCTGCGCTACTTCTTTTCCAGCTACCATCATACGGAATACGCTACCTTTAATAGATATACGTTTTACGCTTGTGGTATTAGCGGCGCTACCCATAAGGGCTTTGGTTGTCTCATCTAACCCACCACGTAAGTGAGCAGGTAGGGCTGTGTTTAAAAGGGATAATTCGTTACTCATAATGTTACTTCTCCTTGTGGTTTAACTTCGGTGTTTGTTAAAGCTGATATATCTTCCTGCTTAAAACGCAATTTAGCGCCAATTTTGAAGTGCGGTATTTTGCCTTCTTTGCATAGCACATAAATTGTTTGACGAGATACACGGAGCATCTTCGCTACTTCTACTACGGTTAAAGGGATTGACGTATCATTCACTTATTTTCTCCTTACGGTTACGGTATATTTATTATTAACATTCATGCCAATAGGCATTAGCGTTGGGTTTTCTTCTAAAAACTGTTTCATATTTAATGAACTTATACGGCGTTCTAAAACTTGTGGGATATTGTTTTCTACTACAAACTTATACATATTCTCCCAGTCAGCAGTTTCGTATCTTGTTTTAACTGTTCTAAATACAGTACCGTATTGAGTCTTAATGCTATCAGCACCAATATCTTTACACATCCTCATTAGTTCAGATTCCACCATGTCCATCTGTGTGGCTATTTTTCCATCTGCTTTTTCATACTCCCTTGCTAACTCAGACCGTTTATCACGCATAGCCACATACGCTTTAACTAGTCGGTCAACTTGTGGTTGTTCATTCATTTTACTTTTCCTTTTTTTACCTGCTTTTTATTAATATACCATACTTCTTAACAATGTCAACTAATTAAATCATCATACAATGCCATTATGTTATGTTGTACGTCCTGCTTACTTGCTAGTGCTTCATACAGCTTTTTTTCTACTTTAGAACCTGTTAATCTTATGACTGTGCATGGGTTCTTCTGCCCACTTCTATGCACCCTAGCATTAGCCTGTGCGTATGTTTCATAAGACGTAATTGGACCCCACCATATAATAGTATTTGCGGCATGCAAGGTGACACCGTGTGAGGCTGCTTGGGGTTGTATGATAAGCACTCTAGGGTTAGCCGTTTCTTGAAACCTCTTAAATATTTCCGTGCGCCTGTTTACTGGAACCCCACCATGTATGAGGTCTACCGTATAGCCGTCCTTAACAAGCTCGTCATTAATAATCTCTATAGCGTGCCTAAACGGTACAAATACTAACACCTTATGACTTGACTCATCTATAGCTTCTTTAAGAACTCGTAGCCTATTACTAGCATCGAACTCAATCACTTCTCCTGTATCAGAATATACTGCACCACTAGAAAGTTGTAGTAATTTGTTCAAGTTTACAGCCGCATTTATTGTAGTAACTTCTTCTCCAGCCGTCCTGATTAACATCTCTTTACGCAACTTTTCATAAAACTTTTCTTGTTGCGGCGTGAGCGGTACATGTCTTGTCTGATACGTAATTTCAGGAAGGTCTAGACATTGTTCTTTAGTAAATCGTATAGCTGGTTGTAGTACGTTATGCACTACTGTTTCGGCATCTTTTTTTGGTATCCATTTAAAAGTAGTTATCTTCTGCATAACCATATCTCTAAAGTGAGAGAAGAACTTAGGCGTTTGTTGAGGGTTAACTAGCTTAGCTATACCATACGCATCTACTGGACTTTGAGCGGCTGGTGTGCCTGTTAGCATCCATAACCAAGTATGCGGTTTGATTAATGAGTTTAAAACTTTCCAACGCTTAGTTGTAGGATTCTTATAGGCGTTTGCTTCATCAATAACAATTAAATCAAATCCTGCTTTATCTATGACATCTGTAATAATTTCCACACCATCATAATTTATGATAACAAACTCGGCTCCCCCATTAATTATTTTGGCACGTTTTTCCTTGTTACCATAAGCAATGTCTACCGTCCTGTGAATAGCAAATGTGAACAAGTCCGCACGCCATGCAGAATCCATAATAGATAGTGGGCAGATTACCAATACACGTTTTACCAAGCCTAAGTTCATTAGATAGTCTGCCGCCCATATTACACTAGCGGTTTTACCTGTACCCTGTTCGTTAAAACAAAATGCTCTACGGTGTAAGGTTAAAAAAGAGGCGGTATCTTTTTGGTGAGCAAACGGCTTGTACATACCTGTCCATTTATACTTCCTTTGAATAGGGGAAGGCACATCTTTTATTTTTAGATTTTTTAGAATCTGCGCTTCTTCAAGCCCCCAATTAACTAGAATTTCGTGATAGTTTTCATGTGATTTAATTACCTTGCTTTTTGGTATTACGCTTGTAATACGTTCTGTGTTGCGTACAAACAGCAATAATGCCCTGTCATTAACAATTTCCATTTACTTCTCCCAATAGATAAACAGCCTGAATACGGTGTCCGTTTCAAGCATTAGTATTATTGCCGGTCTTTCCCGACTGTCTGTTAGCCCCTATCCAGAAAGGTATTCCGTGAAGGAAAGATGAAATATGGCTAACTGATACGGTTTACAACATGAAGGGTTTTTAATCCTGAACTAGCTAGGCACTCGTATCTTATCCTGTAGTTGCTTCACCTATTACTTTTTAGAGACGTTTTTCTTAACCGTATGGTCGCTGTTCCGACTAAAACTACGATTGTTACTCTTACTCTTAACTTTTAAATTACCCTTAGCCCCTGTACCACCCTTGCTTAAAGGCTTAACATGGTCTACATCATTGCCATCACCCTTATGCACCTTACCAGCTTTCTCCATTAAAGCACGGGCTTTATTGCGTTCACCTCGTTTTTTAATCTGCTCAGGCTTACCTTGATAAGTTTCGTATTCGTGCTTATAAGGTCTTGGTTTATTTACATACGGCATTATTAGCTTCCATTATGAGGGCAAGTGGTTATTGAACACCATTTACTACAAGTAAAATTACGCTTGGCGTTCCAGACCCCATTAGTATGACACGATTCTAGCTGTTTTACAACTGGCATAAAGTGTTCGAAATAGGCTAATTTAAAATCTGAACTAAACTCGTCCTTAATAAACTCTTTAGAAACAACAAATAACAACCCAGCCTTTATAGTCCGTATCTCAGGGAAATGCAGGAATATAGCGGCAGAAATTAACTTTAACTGTTTAGTATCCGCATACTTGGCTGATTTGCCTGTCTTATAGTCTATTACCCTAGCTTCTTGTTTCTCTCTGTCTAGTATAATTAAATCCGCTATACCTCTCCACCAAACATCTTTAGAGAAGAACTCACAAGGTGTAAACCTCCCATCTTTATATCGTACCCCTAACTTATATTCACAGAGCTTTTCGCCCTTTACATTCTTTAGCTTGTCTAGCATCTCAGTCATGTAGGAGAATTGCGGAGGTAGTGGTATGTCTTCCCTTACGTAATCTTCTGCGGCTTTATGCGCAATTGTTCCATACTTCATCTGTTCGGATTCGGGTTCTTTAAAATCCTTTTCCACTCGCAAATGAAAATACTTTTTAGGGCATTGCTCAAACAGCGTAATACTACTATAAGACCACGTAGTCATACTTTTCCTTTTATTTTTATTGCTTGCTTATTTTAACACTCTCCGTAGCTTTTTCCATATCCTGCTTCACAATTAACTGGCAACCCACTAGCCCACTCAGGTGTCCACCGCATACACTCCATTACATACTGCATAGCTTCTTCTACCTCTGCTTCAGGTACTACACAAGCCACGGCATCATGCACCGTTAATACTACTCGGTATTTTTTTGATATGTTAATCATCTGCTCACCGATAATGCAACGAGCAAGTGCTTGGCAAATGTTCTCTACTAATTTACCGCCATATATCTTAACAATGCCTTTGCGAGAATCATACACATATTGGTCTTTACCTTCAACTTTTATTTTCTTAAGGTTAGGGTATCTTTGGTATAGCCCATTAGGTAATAAAATCCCGTTACTTCCCTCAATAACTACACAGCCATTACCAAAATCGCTAGACTGGTTTTTAGCCATAGCCGTTATTGAGTCTCTTCCCTCTGTCCATAATGCTGGTATTTTAGCGTATGTGCTTCTATATATCTTGATAATATGTTCAGCTTCTTCAGCAGTAATTTCCGTTGAGAATGTCTTGAGTTGGGTTTTAAACTTCGCACTCCCCATGCCATACCCACATCCCAAAATTGTTGTCTTTCCAACAAATCTTTCTTCTTTCGTAATCTCTTCAATGTCCTTTGAATATATAGCATATGCCATGATTTTGTATACATCTTCACCCTTTCTAAATGCTTCAACTAAATCATCCTGTCCTGATAGCCAAGCCAGTACCCGTGCCTCAATCTGTGAAGAATCGGCATCAATAATAACGTACCCTTCAGGCGCACATATAGCGTGTTTAAGCTTGTTTGCGTTCTCCCCACGGCTAGGTAAGTTCTGTAGATTAACCTTGTCTGCACCGCCCCAACGCCCTGTATGAGCCGCATAATACGACAAGGGTATGGGTAACGCCCCCCTCTTAGAAATTTCAATAAATCGTTGCGTTCTAGTTTCTTCTAGGGTAGACTTATTACCGAGACGTGCTGCGACTAGGGCTTGGATTTTGTCGTTCGGATGGTCAGCTAGGGCTTTAAACCCCTCATCTGATTTAGCCAAAGCCAATGTTTCCTTGCCTGTAGCAGGGCTAATCTTCATCGGAGGCTCAACTCCCAAGTCCCTAAGTATCTGCGCAAATTTAGGATTACTCATCAGGTCGTCACGAGTTTCTACCCCAGCTTCTTGTAGCAATTTCTCCTTGCGATACTGCACTTCTAATAAGTGAGCCTCTAGCATACGGCGATTTAAAGTTAATACTGGTTCTGAAAACATCCTTACAGTAAGGTCTATAAGCTTTAGCTCTGTTATGTGTACCTGTTGTATTAGCTTTTTAAATAGCGCATAAGTTAATTCAACGTCATTCTTACAATACCCACCATAAGCATCCAGTTCCGCTTTACTAAAGTCCTTACGCTGTTTACCAAGGGCATCATCTACTTCGGTTCCCTTCTGTCCAAGGTCGTAAAAATCAGCCAGCTTAGCCAAGCTACCTCCAACTTCAGTACCGTGTATAGCTCTAGCCATGCTAAGCGTGTCGAGAATTGCCTTGGGCTTAAAACAAAACTTCCAATTAAGGATGGAAGCATCAAACAAAGAGTTATGAGCAAGTAAGGCGGAGTTACACCAATCAAAAGACCCCAAGAAAGCAGATATTTCATCATGCGTGCCACTAAACCATACAGTTTCATTCTCATTTTCCTTTACGGCTACACCAATAACTTCAAACCTTTCGTCTCTGATGTATTCCTCTGTTGTCTGTGTTTTAAACCCAAGGGTTTTACTGTAGTACGTTTCAAAATCAATCGTTAATATTTTCATTTGTCTTTCTTTTTGCAAACTCCGTACTTTTTAGAATAGGTTTGTTTGCACAATCCATCATTCTATTAAGCGTTTCTTTTAGGGCATCCATGTCTCCCTCCCCTACGGTAGCCCTGCAATACGCTTCGGGTTTACCAAAGGCGTTATAGTATACCTCGCTTATCTCAAACCATTCTTCTTTGTCTTCTACAAATTTAATTACCCTATAATTCCACATTTGATTCCTCCTCTTCAGGTTTAATAATGTCTAAAGTTCCTTCAAAAATATATCCACAACCTTTTAAGAATAACTCTATGTTGTTTAGTACATAATGTAACTCTACTTCTTCAAAGGTTTTTGTAGTTACATCTATGTTGTCGTACTTACATATCAAAGTAAACTCAGGCATCTTTCTTTCCTTTCTTCGTTGGTTTTGTATTCGCTTCAATGGCAACCTCTCGTAGGTGCGCTAAAATAAGGTTTGCTTCTTTTTCAAGCGTTTCAACCAGTGTCTTCATAGAATCAGTTACCGACCATAAAGCCCCAGCTTCTTCGTTATGCTCTGCAATAATTGAAACAACTTGCCTTAAGTTTTCTAACTTATATGATACTTCTTCTACTGCGTTTGCTACTTCCCATAATCTACTCATTTACTTCTCCTTGTTTAAATTGATTAAATTTACTACGGTTTACAATTTTCAACGTGCCTAACTTCTTCGCTTCTAATTGTTTCTTTAAATTGGTAAATACAACCCCCGTGTACGCACTCATCCCCTTAGAACCTTTATGGCAGATGTAGACGCTACCCGAATCATTGTGTACCTCATAATGTTTGTTATGCTCAACTACTTTAATAATGCCCGAACTAAATCGCCATGAATCTGAACCACCATACCCACCATACCAACTAGAAAGTATTTTGTATAGTGTTTCACCTTCCTCACTAACTATTTCTATAAGTTCCCACTTGTCAGGTGTATATTCATTAGACATACCTGCTCCCCGTTTTTACACCCGATAATTCTTTCATACGGTCTAAGAGTTTACTTAAAGGTTCTATTTTCATTGCCCTTACACAACTAATATGGATTGGGTTAAATATCCTACCGCTGTCCGATGCTTCTGTAACATTTAAGTAGTCCTCAAAGAATGATTTTACTAACGCCTTTAATTCCTCTGCTTCAGTCATGGTTCTTCTCCTTATTTACGGCAGTACGGACACTTAACCAGTATGGTTAGTATCTTTGATTTACAGTGTACGCAAATGTAGTTAATCATTTCTCACTCGCCTTCTCAACTATTTTACATAAATCTAATGAAGCGTTCTTTAATTCAAATAATATTACTTTTAACTTTTCTATTTCAGCCTGTTGTTGCTTAACCATCTTACAAATTAATTTCCACTCCTCAAGCGTTGGCAAGATGTCAGGGTTCATTACAAAACAATCGTGCATTGTATGATGCGTTATTTGTTTACCACAAGTGTCACAGGGAAACCATAAATCTTCAGTTATGTATGCTCTTGATTCAGTCATTTCTTCCTCCTCCTCCTCTTCAAATTGGTCTATGCAAGGGCAACCACGCTCATAACACGCTTGGTCAAGAGTTGGGATATGCTTATACAATATTTCGGCAATCCTAGTCCTTAATACTTTACTTGCGTGGTGCATGATTACTGAATTTACTAACTCGTCTATTAGTTTTTCATTTTGTTTACGATGCGTTACTTCATCTCGTGTTACTTCTTTCATTTTTCACTCGCTTTCTTAGTTAGATTGTTTCTTGATTACTTGAATACCCATCAAAGTTTCGGTGTCCATGTTTCGTGCTATTTCTATTAGTTCTTCGGCAATCTCTAAAGCAATACCTTCACCCCAAACTCGTACAAATGTATGTGTCCTGTCCACTTGGATTTCGATGGTTGCGGTAATCATTTCTCTTGCCTCCACGTTACAAAATGTTCACGCAAGTTTTGTTCCTGTAAATACTTTTGCATTAGCGTTACCTCTTCTCGTAGCAAAACTATTAAGTCTGTTTGTGGTTCGCTCCAATGTTGTTTCAACGCTTCTATTTCAGCCTGTTGTT